TTTCGGTAAGATTTATCGGCCAGAAGAATTCCTTTAATTGGGGTAGCGGATCCGAAGCATCCTGGTACGGGGCAGTAGTCTTAAATGATAAAACTATTCTTGTTGTTTGTCAGACTGCAACGAGATCTACAGAGATAAAGTTTCACAGATATATTAGTTTCTGGCATGGTGCCGAGCGTGCAAACACTGCATATAACACAGTTATTCAGGCCGACGGCCGTCCTATTTTTTATAATACTCCGGAAAATAATCCAATAGAAAATCCTGTGGATATAGTTATCTATACAAGCATAGATGCTTTTAAGGTAAATGCCGGATATATGAATAAAGAAGAGTATAATAAGCGATTATCTGGTAGAATGTCAGTCATTAAGGGTGGGTATTCTAAGAGATGTGTTCCGATTGAACTCGACCACGAACCGTCTAAGGATGAATACAATAATATTTCTAAATCGTACAATGGAAAAATATCCAAGAAGGAACCCCAGATATTAAGTGTTTCTAAATACGAATCTAGAGATCTTGTTGGAGAATCACTCAGAGACATGGATCCAGTTGTGACTTCACCATACCATGATCGTGGGACAATTGTTTATTGTGATTCTCCAACAATATATCATAGCAGTTGGAAAAAATATGTTGTTGATAAGAATAGAATTGGAAAATATATCATTATGGTTGAAATAGAATACGAGGAAGAAACAGATCATCGAACAGATCAAAAATCTGTATTTCAACATATTTAAATGATCATTGACATTATCAAAGATGCCATCCTCCAAAATATTGGACCATTGAAGCAAGCCCCGAAGGGTTGGCACAAACGTCATTGCATGCTTTGTCATACTCAGGGGCACGGTAGAGATACTCGCAATCGTTTTGGAATCCAGTTCAACCCACAAAACATTATAGCTCACTGTTTCAACTGTTCATTCAATGCAGGATATACAGAGGGGAGAGAATTATCAAAGTCTTTTAAATTCTTTCTTACTCAATTAAACATTGATGAAAAGTTTATCAAGCAAATAGAATTTGAGATATTCAAACAACGTAATCGTATGCAAAGCATACGAGAGGGCGATGAAGGAAAAAACGAGGATCCAGAGAAGAAGTTTAAGGCATTGTTCCAAAAATGGAAACCAATGGATTTGCCCGAAGATTCGTATCCTATAACTCAGTGGCTCGAGAATGGCTTAGAAGATCCGGATTTCCTGAATGTTGTAAATTACGCCATTGGTCGCAACATATTAGATTTAGACAATTTTTATTGGTCGCCATCTAAAGAGTTTAATCTGAATCATAGATTAATCATACCTTACATATATAAGTCTAAAATCGTAGGATTTACCGCCAGATTACACTACGATGTGCCAGATAAATCCATACCAAAATACTATCAGCAGTGTCCGCCTGACTTTGTCTATAACTTGGACCATCAACAGGGCTGGCATCGTAAATATGCACTCGTTACAGAGGGTGTGCTTGATGCGTGGGTCACGGACGGCATAAGTATATTAGGTGAAGTAGGTCAATCGCAGATAGACATCATTAATCGCCTACAGAAACAGGTTATTGTATGTCCGGACAGGGATAAAAAAGGATGGGACCTTGTCGAGGTCGCTATCGAGAATAATTGGGCAGTATCATTTCCTAAATGGGACAAAGATATAAAAGATGCCGCAAGGGCAGCAGAAAAATATGGAAGGTTGTTAACAACCCATTCTATTATTTCGTCGGCAGTGTCAGGTAAAGAAAAGATATATTTAAAATGGGATATTGAGCAAAACGCCCGTAAGAGAATGAGATAAAAGATGAATGAAAGCGCCAGCGAAATTAATGATTATAGTACGGACATAGAGGATCTGTTCATCAGTTTTATGATGAGCAATAAAGACCTGTTTGTACGGTGCAAAGGCATTATAAAATCTAGTTACTTTGATAATAAGCAGAATAGGGATACGGTAGCATTCATTGAAAGCTATAGTACAGATTTTGCAATCATTCCATCATTGGATGAAATACGTGCTGTAACCAAGAAAGACATAAAAATCATGGAGGTTGACGCAGCCGTCCATGACAAATGGTTCTTGCGTGAGTTTGAAAAGTTTTGTCAGCATAAGGCTTTGCGTGATGAAATTCTAGCATCACCACAGAAGCTAGACGAAGGTAGGTACGGAGAAGTATTAGCAGGTATTAAGGCTGCTGTTGAAATTGCGCTGGTTAAGGATTTAGGGCTCGACTATTACGCCGATCCTAAATCCAGACTCGAAGCATTAAAGGAAAATAAGGGACAAGTATCAACCGGCTGGAAATCAGTTGATGATAAACTCTTCGGTGGTTTGAACAGAGGAGAACTTACAATCTTTGCTGGACAATCTGGCGCAGGCAAGTCGCTGTTCTTGCAGAACCTTGCAGTTAACTGGGCAATGGCCGGGCTGAATGTAGTTTATCTATCACTCGAATTGAGTGAAAAGCTTTGTGCAATGCGTATTGATGCAATGCATACAAATTATGAAACACGCGATGTTATGCGTAACATTGAAGATGTTCATATGAAGATTCGTGCATCGCAGCAAAAGAGTCAAGGCTCGCTCCGTATCAAGCAAATGCCCAACGGTTGCACAACAAACGACCTTAGAGCATTTATCAAGGAGTACGAAATCCACTCCGGTAAGAAAGTGGATGCAATCTTAGTTGACTATCTCGACCTTATGTCGCCGATGAGTAAGAAAATTTCAGCAGAAAACTTATTCGTTAAGGACAAATATGTAACAGAAGAACTTCGTAACCTTGCTGTAGAACTAAACATGGTAACAGTTTCTGCATCGCAGTTGAACCGTGGTTCGTATGAAGAAATTGAATTTGATCCAAGCCATATTGCGGGCGGTATTTCCAAAGTCAACACAGCAGATAACGTAATTGGTATTTTCACAAGTGCAGCAATGAAGGAGGGTGGCAGATACCAAATTCAGTTTATGAAGACACGTTCTAGTTCTGGTGTTGGATCTAAGGTTGACCTAGCATTCAATAACAAAAGTCTTAGAATTAGTGATCTCGAGGAAGATGCCGATAGTGCAGTTATGGCAGCCTCAAAGGGAATCTATGAGCAACTAAAGAAGAAAAGTATAGTAAGGTCGGGGGAGAAGCTTGATGCAGAGTCGGGCGAAATTACCAAGTTCACACAGAATGAGGCAAGGACAGATACACTTGATGCCGCGGCGGGAATACGGGCATTCATAAAGAGGCGTTAAAATAATTGTTTAGCTGATAAATAGTTAAACGCATTTGGAGTGACAAATTGTCTATTAACCGCAGAAGCCGATCAATTCTTGAAGAAATTAGTGCCTATGTTCCACAAAGGAGCAAAGAAGAACTCATTGAAGCGAGGGCACAACATATTATAGTTTCGGCAATTAATTTGTTAGAATCCATTGACGAATCTTTTTCGGCCGAGGACGCCGAAGCATTAAAGAAGCGTTTTGTTTCCAGTATACGTGGTGCCGATCCTAATCGTTTCACAAGAATGGTAAAACGAATCAAGAATGGTTACGAGGGAGACGAAGATTGCGATGGCAACTAATGCAAAAGCACTCACCAAGGGCTGGATCGAATTCTTAAAAAACAACCAGATTGTAGAATTAAAGTCCGACCCAGAGACTGGGCGCCTTAAGTATAGGAAGCCCGTAACAGCCGATGATATTGCCCGCTATTTAGAAAATTCTACAGATTTCGGCGAAGAAGCTATTAGTAAAGCCATTCATATGGTTCTTGCTAAGAAGACAATAGGCAAACAGCCACCTAAACTTAAAAATACACCACCCGAGCAGGAACCCAATAAACAAATCGGTGGTCCACAGAATCAACCAAAACAACTAGGTTCTAATGTACCTGTTTCACCTAAAAAGAAGTACGATAATAAGGATGCAACGGATGTCGATTATAGGGACATTAATGAAGCACTTGTTGACGTTCCGGGTAGCACACTAGACGAAGATGATGTTGAGGCAATATTTAGAATATTGTCTTCTCCAGCACCCGAAGCTCCACCGGCACCAAAAGCCGAGCCCGAGGTCGACCAAGAGGCAGCCGCCGCCAAGAAAGTTGAAGAGCTTAATAGATTAAAAAGAATGATACGTGATACAATGACAGATGCGCAAAGAAAGGCTCTGTGGAGGGCGCTAACAGATGCGTAATGTAAATGAAACACAGATTAATAATGCAGATGTGAAGGCAATCTTCAAGGATGCATCTGCCCTGCGCGATAAACCATCCGGTATGGGTAGAGTATTTAAGGGCCTAAGAAAAGCCACTGTGGACATAAATGATTTACAGCAAGCCTGGAAGGAAGATGGATTCTCGGATGACACAGCAGATATTGCGCGTATACTAAAAGGTCACGGGTTTAGTGATTCCGAAATAAACAAGGTGTTTTCTAAAGTCTTTGGTAAGGCAGACACAGATACTGGATTTGAGGATCCAGTGGCCAGCCCCACAATACAGAAGATAGCAGACTATGCCAAGAAGGCCGGGATTGCCGATGACATTGTTGCCTTTATGCGTAGAGAATATGAATTCGACGAATCAATTCTTTATCCCGGAAAGGTAGTCATTGAAGATGTTAGACAGATTTTTTCAGCAATTGTGCATGAAGAAAGAACCGCCCGTGTTGAACTCATGAAGAAACATGATATAAACCAACTCGGCCGCGGAAAAAAATGATCATAAATGAAATATCAAAAGGTATAGCACACATTGAAGATTTATCCTACAAGGATATTATAAATGTGGTTATCAATCTTCCAGATTATCAAATTACCGAAAAGGTAGACGGTGCCCAGATTTTATTTGGCATCGACGAGAATGGATTCTACACCAGTCGCGAGACTAAGGGTGGAGACAGGATTTACAATGAAGCGGACTATGGCATAGAGTTCTCTTCGACATACAAGCGTTCCGCACACAAATTATTGGAACAGGTATTGCCCGTCTTAAAAGGTGCTGGATTAAGATCCGGTGATCAAGTTGAGGCAGAAGTATTATATGGACACGTTCCAAATGTTGTTCCGTATTCTGCAGATACAAACTATCTAATCTTCTTGCGCACTACCGAGGGAACCGTGAATATTGATCGTTTAAAGCAAAAGCTCGATGGTCAATCGGTTTCCGTGTCCCTTGTGACACCTTTTACAGATGATGGAAGAAATATAGGATTGCAAGAACAAATCAACCATTGGAAATTTGCTCGTGTACCTATTATTGAAAAGAACTATGAATTCCATCTTGTCAAAGATAGTGCTACAAAAATGGCAAAGTTTCTCAATGTAAAGGATACCCTCACAGGGCAAACATACCTAACTTTGTCCGAAACACCGTTAAACAAAATACCTAAATGGATAGAGCCATCTTCCTGGAAAGAAATAAAAGAACATATTAAGGAATCCAAAGAACTCATTAGGGTAGTTATTGAGACTGAGCATATTCCCTACCTTAAGGAAGCCTTACTTAATGGCCTAGTCAGAAATACACCTAGTTCGTTTGGGCCGACGCTCGAAGAAGGTGGTTGGATAGAGGGTGTAGTTCTAAGGCATCGAGCGACAGGCAAAATGGTAAAGCTTGTCGATAAGGACGTGTTCGGAACTGTTCGAGAAGCCGCATGGGAAAAAAGAAACATGCTTACTGAGCGTGCCAGGAGTATTGCTGGCAGTAATAGCTTCTTAGGTAAGCTATACCTAGATATGGCAACTTCAATTGGCCATCCCGAATTAGGCACTATGCAAGCTAAGAGTTACCTGCGTAAAGCGGGAACAATTACAGAAGAAAGACTTGATACCTTGTCTGCTGGCGTCGATATTGATACTGTAAGGTCGTACTGGTTATCTCTATTAGATATTAGAGAAGAAGATCTTGGCAGGGATTTAGATAAATATGTAGAAGATACGGCCGCTAAGAATCCATTGGAAGAAGCTATCAGGCAGAGAACATTGCAGACTTTCGCTTCTATATTTGAAAAAATTGGAAATATAAGAGAAGATACAGAAATAGCAACCGATATAAATGACCTGCTCATAATATTAGTTGGAAAACAGTTAGGTGAGATTTGACATGAGACTAGATGAGATAGTAACATTAAATGACGTGCTAAAAGCAGACCAGTATATGAAAATACTTGGTATGATAAGCACTAGGGCCGGGAATGATATTAATGTTACTCGCATCAAGAATCAAGTTATCCAGTCATGGAAAAAAGGAATGAAGAATCGCAAGCATTATGACGACCTTCTTTCTAAAATCGACATAAGCCTAAACGATCTAATCAAATAATGAAACTAAAATATAAGAATCCGCCTATTGACTTAGGCGGTACAGCCGTTCCCGGCTGCGGAACTATCCACAAATCTGAAATCGAAGGCACGTTGACTAATCTGTCCGACGACTTGGACATGCCTTTTGATTTCAATGATTACGTTTTGGGATCGACAGGAAAACGAGAATATTCCGGTGACATCGATCTAGTTGTTGATGATGCTTGGTGGGGCCACGGTCCTGCACCATTTAGGGCTAATCTTGAGGAGGCCTTTGGTAAAGAAAACGTGGCTCGCAATGGCGACATGTTGCACCTTAAGTATCCCATTGTCTCGTACAAGGAAGAACTACAAGGGGCGCAACCTCGTACGGGATTTGTGCAAATTGATTTCATGTTTGGTAATGCAAAATGGAAGCAATTCTATCATTACTCGGATGAGAATTCGGCATACAAAGGCGCACATCGAAATCTGATGTTGGCAGCAATCACATCCGAGCTAAATGTCCATTCTTATATTGATTTAGATGATCCGTGCCCAACTGTCTGGGAGGGAGATAGGCCCGCTAGTATTATTAGGTGGAAATGGGGCTCAAATGGCTTCATTCAAGTAAATAGGCATAGTGTTAAGGATAAACACGGACATTGGAAGAAAAAGCAGGAAGATACTGTTCTTGCTGGCCCATATACCGATCCAAAGACAATTGCGAGCATTTTATTTCCGTTGTCACAGAATATAGATGTGTTCAATAGCATGGAAACAATAATGGCCGCCGCGAAGGAAAATTATGGAATGGTTGATTGTGAGCGTGTATGGAGACGTTCAGCAGCCAATTTCTATGATTGGCCTCAGGGTAAATTATTTGAATATCCGTCAGAAATTGCTGCATATCTACCTCCAAATGATAAATAAGTTTATGAATGGGATAACCCCATCACAAAATCAGGAGATTTATCATGACAACAAAAGTAAATGGTGCCGCATATGCAGGCATTTGGGTTGAAAAGCAAGTAACATTCGTTAAGCTTACTTTCAACAAGAACATCAAGGCTCTTACAGATGCAGATCTACACGTCCTTGGCCAACCAACAGTTCCAGCCGGTGCAGGTACAATTGCAAATTCGGAATTCGGTGTTGTTGAAAGCGTAATGGTTAGTGCTCTTAAGACACTTGCTACACGTTCGACAATCCTTGCAATCAGCACATCGAACACCGGCCTAACATATGATGTTATGCTTGGCCACGCAGCTTCGTGGTTCTCGGCAGGTGATGCAGCTGGTCTTCCAGACGCAGTTACAGGTCTTATCACAGCAACTCCAATTCCAGTAGTTGGCGCACAAGCCGTTGTTACAACAGCAGGTGCAGCACCAACAAACGTAGTTGGCGCAACAGTTGGCGTTGATGATGGCGCACTTACCGTTTCGTTCTCGTTCGTACACATGGACGGAACAATGCCACTAGCAACATCTGCAAACGGCGGATTGACATTTGGCCCAGGTTCAACACCAGGCAACATCCCAGCCCCAGGCAACACCCCAACAGGTGCTCCAGGTTGGTACCCAACAAATCTTCCACTATAATCAGTGTGAGATTGTTCAGAAAGGCAGCTTCGGCTGCCTTTCTTATTGATAAATAAAAAAAGCAACAGCAAAGAGCTTTTTATGAAAATATGTGTACGATGTAAAGAGGAAAAAGATTTAGAAGAATTTTATGTAAATAACAGTCTCCACGACAAACTAACTATATATTGTAAAATTTGTATTAAGGGCGCCGAAGGAGATTATTATAGGAGAAATCCCGATATTAAAAAAATTCGCAGTAGACGACTGAAATTACTAAAAAATGGTGGAGAATTACTAACAAATGAAATGTATTTCTCAATGTTGTCATCTCAGGAACATAAATGTGGTATATGTAAGGACTAATGAAAACCCCCGTAGTTGACCATAATCACTCTACTGGTAAGATACGAATGTTGTTATGCAATAATTGTAATATTCTTCTTGGAATGTCTAGAGAAAATAAAGATATATTAAATTCAGCAATTCAGTACATTGATCAATTTGCCACATCTTGATAAATACATTAACTTGTAGGAGATTACAAAATGGTATTCAAAGTAAATGGCGGCATTATCAACGATCAGACATTGACAGGCGGCATGAGATTTTTCAAGATTGTAGGCCCCTTTGCTTGGACCGTTTCGGATGGTTCGGTAAATTTGCCTGTTGTTTTCAATGGTGGCGATCCCCTAATCACTTCCTATTTCGTGGTAGGTAATGATCGTCCCGTTCCAAATAGTGCAGCGGATCTTGTTCTTAAAGAAATCAGCAAACAAGCTGATATCGTAGTTATTGGCCTATTGCCAAATACATACGGTGCAACAACAGAACTTCACATCGCACTTTCGGCGTCAGCACTTGGATGGGGTTCAAATGTCCCTCCATATGATGTCCCTCCTGCAAATGCAGACGAAGAGCAATTGCCAACAAGCCCAACGGCAGCAGCATTGCAAATGCAGGCAGCAATTCAGGCAATGCCAAATGCAACAGTTTACGTCTCGGTGGGCGCTCCAAACCCATTAACACCGCCAGTTTCGGCAGTAGCATCTTTTGCAGCGGTAACAGTAACAGAGGTTTCATTCTCGTTAGGAACAGCAACCTACTATACCTTAGCTTAATAGATAATATAGTAGCGGGGAGGGCCTTAGGGCCCTTTTCTTTTGATCTCGTGAACTGGATTTCTTGATAAATACAAGAATATTCAAGGAATGACAATATGCCAGTAAGACAATCGGGTGGCGTTTTTGACGAACAGGTGCTAACAGGATCCCTTTCTCACTGGGTTGTATGCGGTGCTGACTTTAGTGGTGCAATTAATTCATTTGGTCAACCTGTCCCGGGATCGGCAGCAGAAATTATATTTGTTAACATTTCAGAGAGTGCATATATTAATATTATGAACCCAAACGATTGCAACCTTTCGTTTGCACTCGAAGAAGGAAGATCTACCTGGGATGAAATTTCATTAACACAAATGATTCAATCACTTGGAACAGATGTTGGTGTTGATCACATTAACTGTTCTGTCTGTACCGTTAAAAGGGTCCCATATATTTGGGGCTGCGATATGGGTGCAGAATCTTTCTTAGACTTAACAGATACGCCAGATAGTTATGCAGGCGCAGCAGGGATGGTTGTTACTGTAAATCCTGGAGAAACTGGATTAATATTTACACCAGCAACAGCATCTAATGCCTTTGCATTTGTTGCATCACCATCTCAACCAACGGTTACAGCAGTAGGAAGTGACACACTCACGCTTATAGCTGGCACTAATATGGTTATCACAACCAATGCGTTACTAAAAACAGTTACGTTTGATGCAACAGGCGGTGGATCTGGTTTATACATTCCTGTTCCTCCTGCCACCGCATTATTACCCGATACAAGATATTATGTCACATCATCCGGAGCAGTCACTCTACCATTAGGTACCGGTTCACTCACGGCAGGAACGTTCGTCAAGGTTACAAAGAAACCCGGAGACACCATTTTTATCAATGCAGTAGGTGCCGACGATATTGCTACAGACTTGGGTAATGACACATCTATTGAATTTGATGCCACGCAAGAGTGCGTATTCATATTCGACGGAACTTCGACCTGGGACCTCCAGATTGGTTCTGTGCTCTAATAAAACCCTGGTAAATAGATAACAAGGAATAAAAATGCCAATACAGATTCACGGTGCAGCAACGTCAATGCAAAACTTGACAGCAGACCTTCAATATTATGTCTGCTACGCATCCTCACCTGGTGCATTCACAGATCCTAATCCAGATCCCCCGCCAAGCCAAGAAATTCCACGATTAGTGAACATTCAGGTGACAGGTAGCCCCTTAGATAAGAGTCAAAAGAATTTCGAAGTATTTTTAATGAGCATCGGTCTAAGGGCTATGCCAGTCGTACTTTCTGATCCAACACCTGTATTGCAACTTGCAGATTATACACTAGAACTTTCGGGAGAGGGGTTTGTTTGGAAGTTTGCAGTTGAGCGCGGAGTTCAATTCTATAATTTTACACCTTACGGCACACCTGGTCCGGTGGGTCTTCTAATTGACGACCTCGATGGAGTTATCATTCCGAGCGGCGTCCGTATTACTACTGTTACAGGAAGCCCTAGCGGCTGGGCCCAGAATGTTGCATTTACGAGGATGGAAAGTATATGAATCTAAAAGACCTTACAAATAATATTTTACATAAAGAGGTAATTACTAATTTAGCTGAGTCCCGAAATATTAGTTTTGATGAGGCTAAGGGATTAGTTTCTCAAATGTCGTTTGCGGAATATTATAGACTTGAAGAGGCAACCATTACTCCTCCGTCCGGACAGACTATTGCACCAACATCAACCGGTGCTCAACAGAAGGCAACAAGTGCTCCATCTAATGTTAAGGCAATTTGGCCAGGAAAGGGTGCCCGAGTCGAAGTAGGAATGACTGTAGGACTTAAGGGTCCAAATGGTTTACCTGTACCTGGAGAAGTTTCCCAGGTAGATATGGCTGCAAAAGGTGTGAAGGTTAAAAATCCAACCACCGGGCAGGATGAATGGGCAAACCTCGATTCTTTAGAGCCATTTATGGCAGGAAACGGACAAAATCAGAATATTGCACCCGGACAACAGCCGACAACAGAGGATGCAGGTGACCTTGCTAGAATGCGTCAATTAGCAGGAATTAAAGAGGATTGCAGCGGCGGAGCTACAGGTGCAGGGGCCATTGCAGTGTCTCCGGCGGTAATGGGAACAGTTAAGAGGCGCACCGAAGAGGAAGAACAGGTAGAGGAAAGCCCATCACTTGAACATCCTGTCGCCGGACGTAAAACAATTGTAGGTGCGACAGGTCCGCAGGCAGAAGCCACAGGTAAATTGTCAGCAAACCTTGCAGCACGCGGAAAGAAAACAGCAAACAGGATAAA